TGCCTATTTTCGTTATTTTTCATAACACCTTCTTTCTGTTATTGTGGTAGGTTTATTATATAATATATATTTTAGAATGTAAAGGACTATTTTAACTCGCTGGTAAGAAGTCAGTTGCGCCGTTTACTGTCACACAAGTTGCGTAATCGTATCTTACTTCTACTTGAATCTCAACCATATCGTCAGATGAGTAATCCAACTCGCCAAACTTGACGTCCTTGATCCAAGCGTTGTGCAGGGTCCAAGTCTCAACAGGGTCGCCGTCTTCGTCGATCTGTATAATCTTTGGCTCGCCTAGAGCGTCAAGCGATCCAGCCTTGCTCAATGTGTTTCTATCGGTATCTTTAAGTGCTGGCTGGTACCCTGATTCCATGATCTTCTCTAGAAGAGCGGATGATGCGTCTGGATTAATCGGATCGATAAGAGTGAATGAAATAGTGCTCCACTCTACTCTACCTGGGTAATAGTATGTATGATTCAAAAACTGGTGATTAGACTCTGAAATAGTAAACGAAGGCTTTGAAACCTTTTTAATTGTATAAGTTTGGATGCCGTTTACATCTAGAATCCATCTGTAAGCTCTCTTAGGCTCTGTGCCTGTGCCGTCTGACCAAAATGCCATGTTAGTAATCTCCTTAAAATTATCTATATTATTAGTTATAACTAGGCTGGAACTTTTTTATCCCAGCCTAGTTTTTCTTCTTTTCTTAGTCCTCGAAGGAAGCGCCTGAGTTTGTAATTGTAAAATCAATTGCAATGAACTCAATAGCTCTTGCTGGCTTCAAGAAAACCTTGGCGTACATGATATTTCTGTCAATCAGTTCCGCTGTGGTTGTTGTCTCGTCAAGAATAATCTTGTATTCAGTTAGACCGAATCTAGACTTAACTGAAGCGAGAAATGGATTTGCCTTGCCCAAGAATCTATTCCAAGTAGACTGGACATTCTGGTCGAACAGTGTTGTTGCTGCCATTCTTGAAATCTCTTTCTTTACGAAAATCATCAAGCGACGAACGTTAATTCTGTCAAGTGCTGATGGCGTAACCTGTAAAGTCTTCTGTCCGAACACCACGATACCCTCTGCTGGGAATTGTGCGATTGGGTTGATATTAGCCTCGTAAAGAGCATCTCTGTCCTTAGAGTTAAGGCGTAACCTAACCTGTGAAACAGGAAGTCCACCTGCGCCGCCTGAAAGACCGCCACGAGTGAAACCAGCAGGAGCAAACCATAATTCTGATTTTGCTGCTGATGAAGCCATTGTTCCGAGTGCCACTACTGAAGGCGGCATCCAAATGCTTCTGTTGTTAATGTCGTCGCTCACTTGTACCCAAGGGAAGAAAGCACAGCCATAACTTGAACTTAAGCCTCTTGATTTGAGTGAAGAGACTGCCTGCGAGACGCTAGGAAGTCGAGCGGACTCCGAACTGGTGTCCCAGCCACGAGGCTTATAATCGTTTTCAATATCGATAATAGCAAGGGCATCTCCACGGTTCTCACAAACTGAAATTAATTTGCCTGTGAGACCTGGTGTTGCAACACCTGGGATAGCCATTAAGTTGCACTCAACAACTTCTGGGTCAGCAACAATATCAATTGCCTTTGCAATCGAGTTATAGGCGTAGCTGGTAGTTGCCGATGCACCTGACATAACGTCGTCACAAAAAGGCTCAATCTGAGTGATATCCAGACCATCTCGTCCGCCGCAAAGAGGCATTGTGAATTTGTCAAACCCTTCTAAGAGTACCGACTCATAAGTTGCACCTGAAGCCGAGTTGATTGAAGTTCTTGCGTTCAATGAACCTGCTGCGTATTCTGCGTTAACACCGTCTTTCTTGATAAGGTCAAGTGAGAAGAGTACGGAAGAAGCGGTGAACATGTCTTCTGTTCCGTAAAGAGGTCTTACAATGTCCTGATAAGACTCGTCGAATCTTCCGATAGCACTAGGTCGGTCTGTAGTGATACCGAAACAAGCGTCCTTTGGTGAAGAAAGCTTTGGATCGTTCTTAGTGTTACCTCTTAGTGAAAAGGAAGGCTTGACCGTACCAATAGCGGTGTGAGAAGGGACGTCGAAGCCGAAGGGCAACAACTCTGCATTTGCTGCGCCCGAGGCGACGTCTGAGGCTAACTCAACTCTCACAAAGCGAGATTGATTTGGGTGCTCGCCTGTGTGAACATAACGCTTTTCGCTCTCTCTCCACTCCATCTTCATATCACCGATTGCTGAACCGATAAATCTTGGAGAAGTTGGGTCAAGGTTAACGTTTGAGAATCGCTCGTAAACAACTGGAGAGGCATCACTGTCTTTTGCGTCTCTTACGAGAACTGAGAAAGTTCCGTACTTAACGAAGTCGTTTGATGGTCCCTTGACGTCAACAATTGAAATCTTAAAGTTCTTCTGCTCCCACTCACCTGAGTAAAGGCTGTGAATTTTGAAAAGCTTTGTAAGGCTTACTGAAGTAAGATCGCTTGCCAAACTCGCAGGATTTCCTGAATATTGGGATAAAACCCAAGGTGAAGCTGCTGGTGTAGCACCGACTAGATTACTTTTATAATCTGAGCCGAGGTCTGCGACGGCGACAGAGTTAATTTTTGCTGCCACTGATTCGTCAACGAACTGGTCAAAAGTTGCTCCAAGGAAATAAGAGATTGGTGAATCCGTTATCGCAGAGTTAACAAGCGTGGGGTTCGTGTTTAATACGTTCCTGATATACTTCTTAGAGTTTCTATCAAAATTTACGATGAAGGATTCTGCTGTTCCGTCTGCGGCTGCGTCTGCGGCGGTACCTTCAACTAATGGACCGATTACGAAGAACTGAGCAATGTTAGCTCCTGCAAGTGTTATAAAGCTTTCAGTAAGTTCTGCTGTGTCCTTCACAATAGATACTCTCTTTTCGGATGCGTTGTAGGATGCTGTAACGTCTGCAAGGTGAGTATTAATGCTCTCAGCAATAAGTGCTCCAAGACCAGCGTCGTCATTATCTTCAATACCTGAAGTGCCAATTGTGAGTTTGCTCCCAACGAGGGCTGTGGCGGCGGCGGCTACGGCGTCGTCGAATTCGATTGTTGCGTCTGTGCCAGTACCAATTCCCTTGTCAATAGTAATCACCACAGGGCTGCCAAGATCGTCGTCAGCGTTAGCCATTGCAAAAGTGTCTTTGATTGTAAAGCTACCTGAAGCGGCTGTAGCTGGAACTGCTGCTGTCTCAGGGGTGATAGTGATCTTAATATCATCGCCAGACATTACCGCTGTAGGGGTTGTGGTTGAGTTAGTATAAATAACTGCTGCTGTGCTTCCTCCAGTGGCTGCGTCACCGTCGTCGTCAACCTTGATTGCCCAAGCTCCATCCATGCTCCAGCCTGCTGCGCCGAGGGCTGCTGTTGCGCCTGCGTTTGGGTGAGCCTCACCTAAAAGGCGGACAAATGTGATAGGAGAACCGTTCTTCAAGTAAGCTTGAGCGGCAAAGGCACCATAGGTTGGTCCAAGACGATTGCCTTGTCTCCAAGCGTCTGAAGCTTGAGCACCTGCGATAGGCTCACCGAAAGTTTCAACGAACTCTGAGAATGAATTGATTTTTACTGGAACCATTCCTGGTCCTCTTTCTGCACGACCAATGATGACTGGTCCCATATCTTCTGGCTGACTTGGCAACTGCGAATTGTCAATCTCGTTAACGAAAACGCCAGGTGATACAAACTTAAAACTCTTTACGGACATTTTTTAATTCTCCTTGAATAAAATGGAAATACTTATGTTTCATCGCTTTAGACGATGGTTTTCTCTAATAAATAGTCATTAGAAGCCCCAAACTCATTTTTTGGAAGTGTTTTTATTTGAAGGGTCTATGAAGATCTTTCGGGAGAGAAGTCAGGATTTAGAATAGTTCTTTCTCTTGCAATCTTGACCTCGACTGCGTTCTCTCTTCGGATATACTTAGGAGTCTCCTGGTTCGGTCCATTGCCGATGAGGGCAGCAACGACCTTCAGTTCCACACTCGTCTCATAACTTCTCTCTCCTTGCATATCAGACACAGAGTTTTCCAAAGAAAAATCACCTTGGACGAAAGCCTCATACGAATGCCCATTGTGCTGAATGGTCAGATAACTTGAGCCACCTGGAACTGTTATAAACGGGTGAATCATATCATTCATTTGCTGCTGATATTCTGCCCTAATACTTATTTTATAAGTCACTTCAACATAGACAGGCATCGGAATAGTGACTGTCTCGTATACAACCTTTTCCTGCTTTCTTGTTCTAAAGTTTAGTTTGCCTGTTCTTTGTTTGGATTTTGCGTTTGCAAAGTTGCCTGTCTTGTCTTGTTTTATGGCTCTCGCAATAGTAATGGCTCCGCCCTTGTTGTCATTGCGATTCGGGAGGTTTGCGTAAGCTGTACCTTTCCTAGCTGGATCTTTCACCACTGCTGACCTCTCTAGGGTTATCATTGGCATTATCAATGCTCCAGAAGAGTCTCGGAGAGTCGGGTTGTTTTTCATCTGAAATGACTTCTCTCCAGCAACCCATTGAACTGGGACTTTCTGGAAGCCTTTGTTGGTTGTCGTCTTTACATCTAATTCTTTGTTTAGCCAATTATAGGTCGCCTGATCTACATCCTCCAGAGAGCTTGGTGCGATGTCGATTTCTTTTAAGTCTTTATCTGCCATCGAATGAACCCTCTCTTGCCTTTCTGCAAGTTGCTGTTATCTCAAACTTGTGTCCTTCTTGACCGAAGAGATATCTTGGTTGGGATATATCTGAAATCTCGTAATACTCGTTATCGTAAAGAACGAAGTCTCCTTCTCTGACGAACAAGTCTTGGTCTTCAGTTAGTCTTCGCTTATGAAAGTGTACCACGATATTGCTTATCTTGTCAACCCCATAGTTTGTATAAGTTCTATCAGTCTCTGCTTTTTCTACAAGGGCATGAACTCTTATTGGTGGAAGATAGGTCTTTTCTATTGCTTCGCCATAGAGTGAATGAAAGTTGGAGGTCTTCATGTCTATCGCATAATAGGCGATAGTCTGACCTATGACTCTTTCAATTAGTTCATCGTTTACTTGCTTTACAAGATCTCTCTCTTTCTTTCCAGCAAACATTGGTGGAGGTGGAGCATCTGGTTGTGACCATTCGTCTGACATTTATAAGCCTCCCTTATCCTGTGAAAATGGCTGTTGGAATCTTAACCATTACTCTGTTTGAGTTCTCGACTGTTTCTGCATCCGACTCTAACAACTTGCTATAAGTTAGTTCGTCCAAAGTTGTCTTTAGTTCGTCACGAAGGGCTGTCTGTTCTTCCTTGCCTGCTGAGACAAGAGCATCGCCGTTCATTGAGATGTCATTACCTGGAATTGGAATAGACGAGAACTTTGAACGAATAAGCCCTAGCATCTCTTTTGACAAGGAAAGTGCAAACCTTCTAATCCACTGCTTACCAATAGAGTTAATATTTTTATAAGGAATGTTCTGTAAAGGCATGGTGTTCATATTATTCACGCCTGTCTGTCCAGTTGACCCTGCGTTGGTTTCTTCTGCCCAAGTATCAGTTGGATAAACGAACTCTACCCAAATCTTTCCTGGTGAAGAGCCTGTTGGTACTGGGAAGATTCTTAGTTTGTTGTTTCTAAGCTCGTATGAATGGTGAGAACTTCTAACGTAGAGAGACTCTTCGTAAGCCTTTGCTTGCATTTTGTTTTGCCAGATAGGAACAACTTCGTAGGTTGAGTCGTCAGCGTACTGACCATAGGTTGATAAGTTTCCTAAAACATTTACGCCATTGTAGTAGCCATAATACTGCCACATAGCCTTGGGGGTTTTATAGTAAACCTTTTTGATAAGAAGTTTGTTTGCGTCGGAAACACCTGTGAGACCCAATTCAGTCTTCAACTCTGCCGACATATTAGTTACTATCTTATTTTGAAGGTCATAGTCTTGGACGTCCGCTGTTAGGTCGATAGAGGCAGAGTAGACCGTCGTGTTGCCTCCTACTCCAACTTCCTCTGAAATACCAGATGAAACTCTTCTCGCATAAGCGAAGTCAAATCTAGGGTATAAGAGAGAGACATGAGACTTCTTATTTACAACTGCATTTTCAGCAACTGTTTCTGTAATCATTCCGTCTTCGTCAAAAGAACCTGTTGTGTTTCCAAGTGAGTTGGAAAGAGTGTTCTTTGCCTGGTGAATGTTCATAATATAAGAATATTCTAATACCGCTTCTTCATAAGCTGCGAATACCTGTTCCTTGGTAAGCTCAATATCAAGGACATCGCCGCCTAGTTTTCTGTAAGTATAAGCAACTTGATCTGCCGAGCCTGATAAGAAGGCATCGACCTGTAACTGTGATGTGGCAGTTCCGCCGTCTGAATCGAACCAGTTAGCAGGGTCTGCGTAGATTCCAAAAGGAAACGAGCTTACAAGTTTTACATAGTCGGAACCTGCGATGTCGCTGAAAGCAGGAACATCGTTGCTTTCTGGTAGAACAATGACACTTGTTGTCTGTGCTGGTGTTAGTGTGGGTTTTGCCATTTAGGACTTCCTCCGCATTTTCTTTAGTAAGTAGTTTGGCAAATACAAAAAAAGCCCCAACCAAAAAGGAAGGGGCTCATTTGTTAGAGTTAGACTCTAAGTGCTATTGTCGATTAACCCTCAAGGTCACGACAGATAACAAGACCATACATGTCAGGTCTTACCATCTTCTTGCCGTAACGAGTCATCACTGCCTTACGAGGAGTGAAGTCATCAGCGGAGAAGATTGTAGGAGTAACCTGCAATGGTACGTATGGAGCGTAAACATAGCCACTCTCAAGGAATGAGCTACCCTTACGACCAACAAGAACCACGTTACGTGGGAAATAAGGGTCTACGTGGAGATCCCATTTCTTGTTGATTGAACCGATTTGAACAGCACCAACTGAACCAGTAGCGTCGTCGTGAGTGACTGAAGCTCTGAAACCAGCAGTGAACTCAAGGATGTTGGCAACCTCTGGTCCACAAACCAAGAAGTTAGCACCACCACGAAGAGTCTTTCTGTGGATGTCGGCTGAAACGTCGTTGATAGTCTCAACGAGAGTCTCGTACCATTCGCTTACTGAGCCTGTGAAGTCAGGTGGTGAAGCCAATGAAGTAACGTCCTTACCAGTCAATCGGTTAACGAAAAGACCTGGACGGCGTGACCAGAACAACTTGCCAGCCTTAGCGCCTGAAACAAGGTCTGAAAGGATTTCCTGGTCAATTTCCAAAGCAATCTGCTCTGAAAGAATTCCAGTCAACTCAACCTCTGCGTCCAAGTTGTGATAAGCGTTTAAGTCCTGAGCAAGCTCTGGAGACCATGAAGCCTTCAATTTACGAGTTACAGCAGTGATAGCTGTTGAGTCAACCTTGATTGCGATTTCTGGCAAATTCGCTTGAGCTTCAAGCTCCCAAGCTGTGTCACCAACGATAGCGCCCTTGGCACCACCATTCTTAAGGTTGTCAGCAATAGCGAACTCCAAGTTGATTGGAGTAACTGCCTGGGCTACTGCTTCTGCGTTGTGGAATACCAAAGTAACTGTGAAGCTTAGATCAGCATTCTGCACTACCTTTGTAAGTCTTCTTACAATTCGGTTGAGACCAGTGAGGTCTGCGTCGAGTACAACAAGGTGACGAGCGTCTGGAAGAGAAATTCTGTCCATTTCGCCGCCTGCGTTAACAGTGTGAGTACCGATAGTGATCTGACCACCTTGGGCAATCAAGTCAGCGTCGAACTGGATCTTCTCAGCGTTTTCGTCTGAAAGAGTTGCGTCCAAGGCGAAAGCGCCTGCATATGTATCTGCATCTGTGGCATCAGTACCACGAGCAACTGAGTGACCATGAACAAGGTCATAGAACTGAGGAGTCTGCATAGTTGCGGTACGAGCTTCTGGTGAAAGCTCAACGCCGTCAAGAATCTCTTTACCAACCTTCTGACCACCGTAAACGGAGCCCTTAGTTGCGAGTTGACCATCACGGTCGGCGTCGTTTGTATTTGGTGACTTGATAAAGTCCATGAAAAAGATAAGACCACTTGGCAAGCTCATTGGCTGAACTGAGACAAGCTTTTGAGCCAAAAGACCGCCGAATACACGACGAACGATTGGGAATGCAACTGCTGCGAAGCCTTCTACGTCGCCACCAGCCATTGTGTTTTGCTCACGAAGTAATTCCTTCGCTTGGTTCTCTAATAGAACCGCCATTTGATTTCTGTTGAAATCGCCGTCAAGACCCTCAAGAAGACCAGTCTTTTCCCATTTGTTGAGAATAGCCTCACCTTCCTTAGAGAGGTCACGATTTACGATTCCTTCTGTAAGATTTGTTAAAATAGACATTTTGTTTATATTCCTCCTAGAATTGATTTATTTTGTCTTTTAATTAGCTGTTGTTAATTCCAGCTAATCGCTGCATTCTTTTTGAGAATGTATCGGTTTGTCTTGGAGTAGCATTAGCTCCTCTAGACGCAAATGGCGAAACATTTCTTTTAACTGCTTCACTCAATGTATTTGGTGCTGACTTCTTAGAAGTCTCGCTACTCAACATTGTGTTTTGAAGTGTCTCGAAAATTGTTTTCGCTTCATTAACCGAACCAGCACCCGTAATGGACTCGACAATTTCGTTTTTCTGTCGCTCATTCAAAGAGGCATTGTTTAGAATGCGATTCGTGTACAACAACTTAGCATTGGAAAGATTAACTTCCGCAAGTCGCTGTGTGATTTTGTCAATAGCAGAACGATATCTCTGCTGTTGAGCACCAAAGCCCTGTGTTTGACCCTGAAGCTGTGCGTTTTCCTCTTCCAACTCTTTATTACGAGTTGTTAAAGTTTGAATCATTTCTTCTTCTTCGGTAAGGACTGGGGTCTGAACTTGCTCAACTTCATCTTCTTCAAGTTGAAGTGCAACTTCTTCGACCTCTTCTTCCTCTTCCATAGGAATAGAAATAATGTTTTTTCGCTCTGGCTTATAGTCAATCTCAAGGGCTTCTAGATTAATTTCTTCATCGTCTTCGATGGTTTCCAACTCTTCACCGAGGTTGAGTTCGACTTCTTCTTCAAGCTCTAACTCTTCCTCTTCACCTTCGAGGTCCATAACAGGCTCTTCTTCGGGCATTCCCAAATCCATTCCTGCTTCTTCTTCCTCTGCTTCAATCTCTGCACGAAGTTGGGCGAAGTCAATTTCTTGTGGCTCGTCGTCTTCTGGACAAGGGCAAAGTCGCTCACCTGAAAGGTAAGAAGGTGCAGCCATTTCTGGTCCCATTCCAGAACCCATAGCCATCTCTTCTGTTAAAGCTTCTTCTTCTTGCTCTAAAAGACGTGAGACTGCTGAACGCATCTCGTCAGCATACTTCTCTAATAATTCGTTTTCTGCGCTCTTGACGGCAGCCTCTTTAAGGGCTTTAGCATCTACAAGGGCTTGTTCTAGTAAATTGGACATTTATTAGTCTCCTCACTTTCGTGTTCAATAAATGAAAAAGTCGGTGTTTTTCTCTAATAAATAGTCTTGTAGAGCGTGAAACGACAATTTTGTAACAAATAAAAAAAAGGGGGTCCGAAGACCCCCCTAAAACTAATAAGTTTTTATGTTTTATCTGCTAAAAAGCAAATTATACAGTTACTGTACCTTCGTCGTCAGCGAATGTGTAGAACACAGCGATGCCTGACTTATTACCCTCGAAAGTGAATGTAACGTTACCAGTTGATGAGTCAATTTCCATTGGAGCAATGAATGACACAAGGTTGCTACCGTCATTTTCGAATAACTGGATGAAACCACCTGTTGATGGGTCGAAACCAGTTGGGAATGAAGAACCGTCAACCTCAAGTGATGCAACGTCTGAGAATGCAATCTTGTTGTGTCGGTTGTTCTCTCTTGTCTCAAGAGACAAAAGCTCTGTTGACTGAGTAGCAAGCTGACCTGAAAGATTAGCCTCAAGTGAGGTAACTGATGATGCTCTTGCAACAAGCTCTGTTGAAAGATTTGCTGCGACTGAAGCTTCTGCTGCACCTGCTCTTACAGTCTCTGATGAGATTGAAGCAGTCAAGGTTGAGAAGTTCGCTGCGAGGGCTGCGTCGTTTACAGTATCAACTGCGTTGATGTGTGTAACGATTTCAGCAAATGAATCCTTGTCTGATGATGAAGCCAAAAGAATAGCATCCAAACGAGCCTTCTCTGTTGAGATGTCTGACTCAAGTGAAGTATCAGCGGCTGATAAAACAACCTCGTGAGATGCAAGGCTCGTTGTCAATGACAAGTCGCCTGCTGTTCTTGAAGATGCCTCTGCAACGAGGGCTGTTGAAATAACACCTTCCTCTGCTCGTGCTGCTGTTTCTTCAACACCAATTCTTGATGAAAGTGAAGAGTCAGCGGTTGAGCGGCTTGAAGCCTCTGATGCAAGATTGGTTGACAAAGTTGCGTCACCTGCTGCTCTAGCAACAAGCTCTGATGAAACGGCAGCTTGTCTAGCAGCTATCTCTGAGTTAAGAGATGCTGTAAGAACTGATTCTGCTGCTGTTGCTCTTGATTCTTCTGAATCAACACTATCTTCAATAACAAGCTCGGCTGATGCCGCTCTTGAAGCTTCTGCTGCGAGGTTAGTTGAAATAACACCCTCTGCTGCTGTTGCTCTTGAAGCTTCTGATGCGATTGAAGACGTGAGAACTGCTTCTGCTGCGACTGCTCTTGAAGATTCAGTAGAAAGCTCTGCTGAAACTGCAACTTCTTTAGCCAATGCTCTTGAAGCTTCTGCTGTGATATCATCACCGAGAGAAACCTCGACTGAGCCTGCTCTTGTAGCTTCTGCTGCAATTGAAGTTGATAGAGTTGCATCACCTGCTGCTCTAGCTACTTCCTCTGATGAGAGGCGTGATTCGAGTGAAGTGTCTGCTGCTAATCTTGAAGAGGCTTCTGCGGCGAGTGCGCTCGCAGCGACTACGATTGCAGAGTCTTTTGCAGAGGCTTCCGAAGAGATTGCTGTGTTGAATGAGCTAACAGCCGTACCCAAAGCAGTATCGTTTTCAGTATCAACTGAGTTGATGAGTGCAACGATTTCGGCAAAAGTGTCCTTATCAGCGGATGAACCTGCAAGAATAGCATCTACACGACCCTTTTCAGTTGCAAGCTCGCCAGAAAGTTCAACTTCAACTGAACCTGCTCTTGTAGCTTCTGCTGTGATATCATCACCGAGGGAAACCTCGACTGAACCTGCTCTTGCAACTTCTGATGAAATTGAAGATGTGAGAACTGCTTCTGCTGCAAGGGCTCTTGATTCTTCTGAATCGATGTTACCTGAGATAACGCCTTCTGCTGCTTCTGCTCTTGAAAGCTCTGTTGAAATAGCTGCTTCTCTATCAGAAATTTCTGATGTAAGATTGCCAGCAATGACGCCTTCTGCTGCAAGGGCTCTTGATTCTTCTGCTGAAACGTCTGCTGTTCTAGCAACGATTTCTGAAGAAAGATTGCCTGCAATAACACCTTCTGATGCCTCTGCTCTTACCTTTTCTGCAAGAACTGCTGAAGAGCTTGCTGCGATTTCTGTAGCAAGGTTGCCTGAGATGACTGCCTCTGCTGCAAGGGCTCTTGATTCTTCTGCTGAAACGTCTGCTGTTCTAGCAACGATTTCTGAAGAAATGTCAGATGCAAGCCCAGCGTCTACTACTTGTAGTGATGCTGTTGATGTATCCTCTGATGCCTCTTCTTGTGAAAGACGAGTCTCCAATGATGAAAGGTCATCAAAGTTACCAAACTCAATCCAAGAAGTGGTAGCGAGGTTATAGATATATAACTTAACGTTGCCGTTTGAGTCGATTTTCTTTACGATACGACCGTCGACCTGCGTTCCTGATGGAAGGTCTTCTGAACCTAAAAATGATTCAAGTGCGAAATCCTTTACGGATGCCTTTAAAATATTAATTCTACTCATGTGTTTTTATCCTCCTATAAATGTAAAAAACACAGTGCTTAAAAAGCACTTTATAAAAAGCGGGGGGTGCCCGAAGGCACCACCCCTAAAATGTGATTTAGCTAAATGCTAATCTTTTTACGATACTACTATCGTGATGTTCCAAACAGTGTCGCTCTGAGCGTTGCCACTGCTGTCTTCTGATGAAGCAGTAAGTGTAATAGAGTAAGTGCCGTTTGACGGAACCACTCTATTATAACTACTTCCATTCTCCTTGAATTTAACTTGGCAAGAAGATGAATTATCGAGAGACGATTGGTCTCCAGAGTCATAAGGCTTGATGTCGAATTCGGCGGCATCTGTACCTGAGAGTACCCAGTCAGTTGCTCCTGAATTCCATCCGTAAGCGGATGAACTATAATTAGCATTCATGCTTACGAGATAGTCAGTGAAGTTGTCGCCTGCGCTCAACTGGCTTGGGTTAGCAAGTGAAACACTCTTTGTGTCTCCAATCTCAGCCTTGATTTGGGTAGACTCGTTTGTAGAATCCCAATAAGCAGAACCGTAGTTTCCGCCGCCGAGGTCACCGTAATATGAACCACCCTGCTGGGTGAAGTCATAATCATGTGCTGTGGTATAATAAGGTGAAGACTCGCTGCCTACCTCAAATACCTTTACACCTGAAGTGTTATAACCCTCTGCCCATACCTTGAAGACGTCATTGAGTCCCGCAGTTTGTGCAGGGGAATTGGTGCCTGGGAATGTTTCCGAATCGCCGCCGCCGATGCTATACTCGTAAAGAGTCAAAGCGACGTCGTTGTAGTCAGTTGAAGACCAAGTTGAACCCCCATCAGTAGACTGTTGTGAATACCATCTGATATAAGCACCAGTCGTTCCAGAACTCGTGTGAGTTCCGAAGTTAATGAACGGGTCGTAACTGCTTGTCTCGCTATTATAAGTCATCGTAGTAGGCTTGTTGATAGTCCACTGTGGGCTATACCCAGAACTGTCAAGCACGGCATTGTCCAAGTCAGCAATGTAAAGAGTGCTCTTGAAGGTTGCTGAACCAAGTGATTCAGAAATCTCGTCTGGCTTATCTGAAGTGTAGCTTGAATTGCTAACTGCAAGTTGAAATTGCTGTAATGATGAAACTTCTGTCACATCTTCCCCTTCATCTCCTGCGAAGGAGTAGAACACTACGAAACCAGACTTAGCCGTTGAACCAAGGTCGAATGACATTGCACCTGTTGATGCGTCATAAGATGCTGGTGCAACCAAGTGACGGAATTTATTGCTTCCCATGTCCTGGAAAACCTGAACCATGCCGTTGCCTGGCTCGAAGTTTGTTGGCAAATCAGAGGCGGCGACAGTGAATGAAGTCTCGCCTGAGAAAGTAACCCTCATGTGACGACCTTCACCTTCGTGCTGCTCTTTTGTGTCAATAGCTGTAGCATGAGTTGCGATATCTGAACCAATAGAAGCCAAAGATGTTGAAACTGCTGCGTTCATCACTGAAGCTTCAGTTACAATTCCTGCTGAAATAGTCGCTAACTCTGTAGATGAACTTGCTGTGAGAGATAAGACTTCATCCTGCTTTACAACCATGAGACTGTCTAAAGCATCATCGAAATCACCATCTAGAGATGTGATGAGTGAGACTACACTTGAAAAGTCAGCAGTTGCACCTGCATTCAATAGAACCTCGTCTGCTCTTGTCTCTACTGAAGCGATGCTTGCGGCAATCGCAGCATCTCTCACGTTGAGTGATGAACGTGCAGTAAGAATGTCTGCTGCGATATCATCGTCCTCGTCTTCTCTGCTCTGAGCTTCTGCAACAATGTTTGCTGCAAGGGTTGACCTTTCGGTTGAACCAACAAGCTCCAAAGATGATGCTGCGGCTGAAAGAGCTACATTACCTGAAAGCATTGATGACTGTTCAGAGTCAATTGAAGCCTGAAGCGTTGCGTCAGCAGTTGACCTTACCGCCTGCATTGAAGCAACTGTTGAGTTCATTGTTGATAACTCATTTGAGATTGATGCTGTGAGAGCCACCTCAACGCCGTCTGCTCTTGCAGCTTCTACAGAAAGCAATGCTGTGAGGGAAACCTCGGCAATGCCTGCTCTTGTAGCTTCGTCTGAGACGCTTACTGTTTGATTACTCTCTACTACTGATGCTCTTGCACTTGCAGAAGTCAGTGAAGCGAGTAATGATGCTTCTTCAGTTGAAGCTGAAGCTTCTTGTGAATCTACGTTTGAAGAGAGAACCGCTTCTGCTGCTACTGCTCTTACATTTGCTGAAGTTATTGAAGAAAGCAATGCTGCTTCCTCAGTTGAAGCCGAAGCTTCCTGTGTCGCCAACAATGTGTTCAGCGATGTTTCGCCTGAAACCTCTCTTGAAGACTGAGCAGTCATAAGCGAGTTCATTGTTACTTCTTTCGAGGCTTCTGTTGAAGCCTCTGAATCCAAACCAGTCTGTACCGAAGCGAACTCACTCACTCTTGATGAGATTGCGTTAGACTTGCTGGTATCTACTGTCTCGATTGAAGATGCTGCGCTGGCATCATATGCTGCGTCTTCGGTGCTGATTAATGCAACTGTTGCTGAAAAATTAGCTGGGTCGCCTGATGTGACATCGATGATAGCACTAATTCTTGCTTCTTCAACATCTATGCCTGATGAAAGCACTGCTTCTGCTGCAAGTGCTCTTGCATTTGCTGAAGTTATTGAAGAAAGTAATGCTGCTTCTTCAGTCAAAGCTCTTGTATTTGCCGAAGCTACTGAAACAGTCAATGCCGACTCTTCAGTTGATGCTGCTGCGATGGCTGTTGTAAGCTCGCCTGCGAGGGCTACTTCAACTGAACCTGCTCTTGCAAGCTCTGTTGAAACATCTGACTGGCGAGAAGCAATTGCTGCTGTCAGGCTTGATTCAAGCGAACCTTCTGCCGCCTCTGCACTTGCCTGTGCTGAATCTACTGCTAGTGACCTAGTAGCGATTGCAGATGCAAGGCTTGACTCAAGGGAGCCTTCTGCCGCTACTGCTCTTGCGAGCTCTGTTGAAATGTCTGCCTGGTGGGCAGCGGTTGCTGCCTTGAGTCTAGGGCCGAGTGATGCTTTTGCAGACTTCGCCCTTGCCTGTGCGGTATTCAGAGCTAGTGTCATGGTG